TTTCACCAAAAATATTAACTACATCTCCCTCAAATATCTCCTGACCGTTCTTATCAAACACCCCTGTGGATTGCATGAGGACTGCATTGTCAATAGACACAGCTCGTGATGATGTATGTCCCATTGGGACGAATACGGTCAAATTATCACCAATTCCACTCCAATCCAGACTAAGTACAGGGTGCATTGTTTCTTCTGCTTCAACCCACGCCCTAAACTTCGGTATCATTTTCTGCCTCCTAATATATAATCTACTAAATCTTTATTTTGATAGATGTTTCCGATAACTTTGCCCATACCGTAATCACCATAAACGAAACGTTCATATCCGTTGTCGAGAACAAAAGCTAGTGTGTCTTCGTCAAATTTTATAATGCCATAGTTGTCCTCATCTTGGTCCGGGTAATATAAAATATCCCCAGCATACACCTCGACTTGCCCAGTCGAATCCATCTTACCTGTGGATTGCATGAATTTCCAACGTTCATCAGATAGACATTCATTCAGGCTTTCATATCCACAATCTTGCCATGAGAAGAAAATATCATTAACCATATCTCCATCAAAAGTATCCCACGCCCTAAACTTCGGTACTACCATTCTTCTCCTCTTTCTACACGTTCAATCAAACAATCGCCGCAATACCCCGTTTGAAAGATACTGCTATAGTCCGATGTGCCCTCTTTGTACTTGCACCCACATTCTTCGCAGGTCTCAATTTTCGGTATCATTTCCTACCTCCTTCGTAAAATAGCCAACTAGCGCCTAATCCAAACATTATCTTCTGAGCAAGCGTCATCTCGTGGATGATGTTAGGGACAAACGAATAAAATATCAGCATAAATCCGACAGACCTTAATAATTGTTTCATCATTTCACCACCCCTTCCATTACCTTTTGTAGCCATCTTTTGGCTTCTAGTCTAGCGTTAGATGACCCGAAACGGTACAGGCTAATCATGGCCAGTGTCTCCTCATTTTTTCCTGGAAGACGGCTATATATGGCCTCAGAAATAAGCTGTCTGCGAAACTCAGCTAATCTATCCTCAAAGCTCATCACTCCACCTCCAAAACAAATCTGCCGTCGTAAAATTCCGATGCTGGTCTGACGAAGATGTCGCCTGTCGAAAGAGATTGGTAAACAACACCTGGAACTAAATCACTTTCGATTATTACAGTAAACAACACCTTGTAAATTTTGCCTGATTTCAAATGCTTATATTTCATCACTCCACCTCTACGACCTTCACACCGTCACAATCAAACACCCAACCAAAGCCGGTTTCTTCTAACTCCCTTTTTGTAAAATGTCCATCTTTTTCAGCGTGGTGAGCAAACTTGATTACAATTGCTACTTTGTCGCTGCCATTTGGATGATTTTTGTACAACCGTTGGCCTGTTGGAAATTCAACCGTATATAACTTCTCCTGCTCAATCTCGTAGCCATTAAGCCAAGCACGGGCTATCATATCAACCTTCTTAGGAATCAAGTCGTCATTCTCATCATATGCCCAATCACCGACTTTCCCATCGTCATCCAGTCTATAAAGAACTTTTTCCAAATGCCAGCCAGAGCGTTTGCATTCCTCAATCCACTCCGCCACAAACTTCGGCACCACAAGCTTCTGCGGTTCGTGGATTTGGTTGATAACCGATACAATTCGGTCAAATCTTACCGCGGCAGCCTCTCCAAATCCCACTTTGTACTTCTTCAATTCATTAATCGCTTCCTGTTTATTCATCTGTTTCCTCCAATTTTCTCGCTATCGCCTCAATCACATTAACCGTGACTGAGTTGCCAGCTTGCTTGTACAACTGGCTATTACTGTTTACTGCCTGGGCTCTATCAAACGCCCAATCTGGAAAACCTTGCAACCTCCAACACTCACGAGGTGTCAATTTGCGGATGCGGATGCCATCTAATATGCCGAATGTCCCTGCTTTGGTATTCCCCTGATGGCCACTGGCAGTGAGTGTGCCAACCTCGTCTTTGGTTTTTCGGTTGTAAAAATCATACACAACAACACCCTGCTCCTCGCCTGTCAAGAGAGTATTCGCCATCTGCTTGCCAACACGTCCCCGTCGTGTGGCAGAATTGGGATGTGACAGATTGATAGAATCACCAACCGTTGCCTCAGAATAACCTTTGGTAGTTGCCTCTTTGATGGCTAACAAGTTATTTTCCTGCCAGCTGTTGCTAGTTAATGTAGGCGCTGTATCGTGTTCTCCACCTTGATTGTATCCGTGGCCTCGTTGGATGATTTTAGGTTCTCTATTGCCACCTTGCATCGTATTGAGACAAGGAGAGATGCCGTTTGGATAATAGACACGACCTACTTGCGGATTGCCTCCAAAACTATCTGTATCAAGCAAATTTCCAACTTGAACAGCTACGCCATGCTTGTCTTGTGCAGTCAACGTAAACATCGGCTCTCCATCTGTTTTAAACCTACGACCATTCTGCCGTTTCTCCTCTCGGTCTGGAGTGAGGACTGGGATAGCGACTTTCAATGGGTCTTTTTGCGTTGTTGTGCTACATAATGTTGGAGCAAGACTATCAACAGAGACCACGTCACCACTTTGCGACCTACCCATTTTTCTGATATTGCCGACCTTATTTATTTTTGATTGTTTAGTATCAGCCGCTGTGTCATCTCCTCCGAAAGGAAATATCGCTCGTCCACCTGCTCCTCTAAGATGTCCGATAATAAATACCCGCTCTCTGTTTTGGGGGACTCCAAAATTCTTGCTGTTGAACACTTGCCATTCCGCATCATACCCCAACTCATCCAACGCTCCGAGGATGGTCTCGAATGTATTTCCGTTGTCGTGGTTGAGCAATCCTGTGACGTTCTCAAGGAATAGATAATTAGGTCTGAGAATAGATGCGAACCTAGCAATCTCAAAGAATAAAGTCCCTCTAGTATCCTCAAATCCTGCTCGCTTACCAGCAATGCTGAAAGCCTGGCACGGAAATCCTCCACAGATAGCATCCACACGTCCGATTCCTCGAATAGACTCATCTGTGACTCTTGTGATGTCATGAAATTCAAACTCTCCTTCCGTATCATGTATCGCCTTGTAGCTTTTTCTTGCAAACGGGTCTATTTCGCAAAAACCGACACATTCGTGTCCTGCACGTTCCATACCAAGACGGAAACCGCCAATGCCAGCAAATAGGTCTAGGAATTTCAAGATACATCCTCAACTTTCCCACATTTTAGGCATTTACGTTTAGGAGAAATTTTCCCAGTATTCAACGCGATAAAGCGCGGTAATTCCTTCCAAGAGTGTTTACAAAATAGTCTTTTCATATCACTTATTATTTTCATTGCTTCCCTCCAAAAAATCATATATCGTCATCTGCTCCACCCTCTCAAAATAAACTGGGCTGGTAGCTAGACAACATCTGCTCTTTTGCCTTTTTGTAAAAATCCTTCTTGATTTCAAAACCATAGGCTGACCGATTCATCTCGATTGCTGCCCGTAATGTGCTCCCGCTTCCTGCTACGGGGTCAATGACAACATCGCCCTCATCCGTAAAGATTTCAATCAACCGTTTCAGCACAGGAATTGGTTTCTGTGTCGGATGGATAACAGGGTATGAGCTATCCTTTTCCCACGGTGCATGATTGAGAATCATAGCGCCGTTATTGTTAAATTTCGGCAGCTTATCACGATACAATACCGTAGCCTCTTCCACCGCACCCACAATTTTCATGTTCGCTTTCAAGACTTGCGGGCTAGATTTCTTGGTAAAATATAGCGGATAGGCATTGTTAAAGCCATGCTTCTTGCCACACTCGATAACCATATCTCGCTGTTGCCAGGCATGGAATACAATCATTGCTGGCGCCTTACCCTTTTCTTTAGGCTCTTTCTTCAACAACCGACTGCAAAAATCAAAGAAATTATTAATCTTAAAATCATTATCCGTATCAAAGAATGACTTTCCTGCCAACTTACTTTCCCCATTGGCATTATCGCCGTCCTTATACCATCTCGGGTCGCTGGCATAAGCGTTGTTACCAAGGTTGTAAGGTATATCTGCGATAATCAACTGTGCTCGTGGAATGTTGTACCTTTTGGCATTCTCAAAGTGGTCATTAAATAATTCAAATCTCAACTAACCACCTCCCTCTCATATCGCTCGTTCTCTTGATATATGCTGGCGACTTATAAAAGTGTATCGTTGACACCTTTACCCCAAACTTATCTGCCAACTCCTTCGCTGTACCAATCGCTAATAAGTTATCGCCTTTGTAGAGAGCGTACTCTTTTTCTGGCACTACCATCAACTACCCCCATACCTCGTCCGATGATACTCCTCCGCCATACGATCCAGTTCGGCTACAAAATCATCACCAGGCAAAGCCATCAACCGAGCCTTTTCAGACATACGTAGCGGATAATTCGCTACTTGCCAATCCAACATCTTGTCTAGTTTCAAATAACCGTTCATTAGTCCTCCTCGATCAAATAAAAATTGCCATAATCTTCCAAAGCCCTAGAAACATGGATTGCAGCCGCACGACTAGCAAACCGCATAGCTTGTCGCTCATTGCCATAAGAAATATCAATTCCAGTACAGCTGACCTTTACTTCTCTGACGAATGGCTTGTCTTTTTTGGAACCATGTTTTAGCGAGTAACATTTTACCTTGTCTAATCCTTCCATAAGTTCATAGCCTCCAAAAATTCAGACGAAACATCAACATTCTTAGGCAGTTCCTGTTGTCTCTCTGCCTGATGAGCCTTTACAGCCTCAACCGTCAGCAACCCCTGTTTCTTCCAATTCCGTAAGATGCCATTGATATACTTCATAAAAACCTTACCATTCAGAACAGCCTCTCTAAGAGCCTCACGAATAACAGACTCATCAAAATGATCTTCATTGACCCACTTCTCAATATCCTCAATCTCAAACGGACTAAGAAAACGACCCAAGCCCTTTTCAAAATCTTTAAATAAATTTTGAAGATCGTATTTATTTATACAACTACTATTACTATTACTATCTTCAGTCTTATTATATTCAGTCTTATTAGTCTTAAAATTCTTGTCATCTTGAACTAAAGAATCTTTAGTTCTGTGTTTAAAATTTTTAACTTCATGAGATAAAGAATTAGGCCCTTTCAAATAAATACGATTTGATAAAGTCAACCCCTGACGAACCTCACTTAACAACCCCATATTCGCTAATTCTTTCTTAGCTTTGATAACAGTCGGAATGGAACAATCAATCCCCTCCTCCTTACTAGCAAGACTCTCGTTCGAATAGTAAATATAAATCTTGCCATTATCATCAAACCATTCATTCTTCAAAGAAAGACCAATCCGATCGTACATCAAAGTGTAAATCATCTTCGCTTGCAGAGAAAGATTACAATATGGATCCTTCAACAGCCATTTCGGAAATTGAAAGTACTGAAACTTCTCAACCTCATTCTTAAAAAAAGTCGCAGTCTTCTCCATCATTCCCTCCTTGTCAAAATCAACTGATCAATCCGTTTTCGAACAGCATAATCAGGAATCCAATCAAGCTTACGCATCCGCTTTACATAGCGCACATCAATCCCAAGCGACAAAGCCAACTCATCATCCACAATCTCCGAATTTTGAACCCATACAGCATAATCTATTCCGGTATTGTTTTTTACATCACCCACACGTTGTGGAATCTTGTGGGCAAATACATGTCTACGAGCCATTGAAACACCACCTAACTGTACCGTTCTAACATTCGCTTAAGCGTGTCATTTTCATCCCTCAACCGCTGATTCTCGATACGGTATTCATTCCGTTGTTCAGCGATTTCACGGACCATGTCGTGCAATAACTCATTTTCTCGCTCCAGCGAATAGAGTGGACGTGAAATAAAGGGATCTTGTTTTAAAAATTTAGCCAACCATTTCTGCATACCGCTTCCACTCCTTATCTACTTGTTGGCGCTCTGTATTAAGTACACGTTGTTTGATGCACTTGTCTCTATAATCCATGCCCAAACGAAAGTTTTTTTGCTTTTCTTCTTCGAGTATACGTGCTATTTCTCGTACTTTCCGCTCCTTCTCGGTCTTCCGCTGTTCTACTACTGCCACCGTCAAAATCGGCACAGCAAAGATTCCTAATGTTAAAATTGCTTCTGTCATGATTCCCTCCTAAACTGTCAAAAAACGTTCTACATCTGATTCCTTGTAGTAAATCTTGCTAGTTTTTTCAAATGGCGGTTGATAACGTCTCAAACCTGCATCTTCCCACTTCCTTAATGTCTCGTCTTTCAACTCCAAATCTTTCATCAACTTTTGACGAGATACTAAACCACAAGTATGATGCTCAAATTCTTTTTCGAGCCGTCTGGTCAAGTAATTCTCAATAACGTCTATAATCTTATCCAAGAGGTTCAGCTCAAACCATCTTGACAAAAAACCTTGTTCTTCCATATTGACTCCTTTTGTAAATTCATCTTGCCTGCCGAATTTACTTTTGATATAATTTAATTAGATAATTTTGATAAAGACCTGACTGCCATCAGGCTTTTTTTATTGCCAATAATGACACAGATCAACGGACATAACCGCAGCCAAATTCTTCTTCTCTGTTTCAATCTGCCTACGATAAGGAGCTAAACCATCCAACCTCTCCTGCTCCGTCTTAGGTAAAAAATAACCATTAGGTCTGTGCTTCTTTGCAACGATTGGATGATGAAAATTAACTCTCAGACTCTCAATCGTATTTTCCAAAACACGCTTACTAATATTAAATTTCTTACGTAAAACTGATGCCTGGATAGGCGAATCATAACTACCAGAATTCCGAATAGCAGATAAAATATTAGCTTCCAAAGTAGACATATCTCTGGATACCGGCATACCTCTTCCTCCCTTCTATATTTGTTTCCTCTTCCTATCCATGCTATAATTTAGCTATCAAACTGAAAGGAGGATAACTAATGGACAATGAAGTTCTGGCAGAGTTGAAAATACTAGTTATTGATTTAAAAAATGCAACCTCCAAGCTACATTCCGAATTGATAAACAATACGGAAAAACAAACTGCTGAAGTTTCAATTGGAATCAACGAACTATACAGTCAATACACTGCACTCAAACTTTTTCTTTCAATCTATCGTGAGTATGGACACTATGAAATCACTTCACTAATCTCATTTTTTGAGAGATATTACCACGAACTCAAAAGTACGTTCATACACAACGATAGAAACACTTCATGGCTAGTCAGCGAACATAACAATTTTGATAAACAAGCAGAAATTGTTATAAGGATGCTTGACTAGTACCCTAATTAACTCACTCTCCTAATACAATCTTGTGTTGGGAGTTTTTAATATCGATATATTCCTTTGCCGTTTTTCTCACTCGACCCGCAACTATTTCACAAATCTTGGCAGTCTCCACTGGAAGGTCTGAATACTTATCGAAATGAGAAGTTCTACTTTTCATTTCAGCTAAATTATCGCATTCCATCATAAGCTCCAGAAATATAGATTCAGCAATAATATCAATCATCTTAACAATGGTATCGATTTCAGATAAATGATTTTTTGTTAGTTTCTCCATCCCCTACTCCTTTCTAGTCGTTAGTTGGGTAGTTGCCGCATGATAAATAATCATGTACGTTTTAAAAATTAACGTCCAAGTAAATCAGACGAACTTACTCCAAAGAATTCGCACAATTTCAATAGATTATCGCCTTTAATGACTGTAATGTCATCTTCCCATGCTCCGATTGTTTGATAAGCAACACCGATTTTTGAAGCAAGTTCTTTCTGGCTCATCTTATTATTCTTTGCACGAAGTTCTGCAATTGTGATTTTTGGTTTTGCCATTCAGTTCTCCTTTCGCATGATTTTAAGTCATTTCCTTTGACCTTGACTATATGATACATGATTATAAATCATCTGTCAAGCGTTTTTTTGATTTTTTTTCATCTTTTTTTGGTATTTGCACAAAATCACTTGATATTAAATCACTTTTTACTTATAATATACCTATGAATATAGAGGTAAAAACCATGGCTGACACAAAGATAAAATACCCTGAAGTAGGGCAAAGAATTAGAGAGTTGAGAGAAATGAGAGGGTTCGAGCAATTAGACATAGCTAATCAACTTGGTTACAAATCTCAAAGCACAATTTCAAAATGGGAGAGCGGAGTGAATTTGCCAACTGGCAAAAAACTAATTTTATTGGCTGAAATGCTAGATACTTCCACAGACTACATTCTTCACGGAAAAATTAGTGACACCCCCACAAAAGAACTCACCCCCACAATCGATTTCAAGGAAATGGCAGCAGAGTCCATGTCTTATGACGGCATACCTCTCAACGATGAGGATATCGACCTCATCGCCTCTATCCTTGAAACACGCATGAAGAACAGAGATAAGGAATAGTTGCCTATGATGACACCAGAATCAGTCTGCGCAGAGCGTGGCATTGATTTAGTCTATTTTGACGGTAGAGATACGGACAAGAAAGGCATATACAACAAGCGTGCGAACATGATTGCAGTTGACGCCTATTTGGATGAAATCCAGCACAAGAAAGTTATCTACCACGAAATAGGCCATGAAGATCACGACCCGGCACAATATGACCGAAGACGTGAACAGTATGAATTACAAGCGGATAGGAATATGATCCATTACCTGGTCAAAGAAGAATTGGCCTTGATGGACGATGTCAGAGAATTTAATTACGTCCGCTTTATGGAAAAATACGACTTAAAAACCACAGTCAATGAGACCATGGTGATTGAGGAGTATAATAATTTGGTAGGTGTTTAGAATGAAAATTGGATACAGAAAACCAAGTGTGAAGAAAAGTTTGTCTGCTAGAACAACAGGCAGAGCAAAAAGAGCGATAAAAAGCTCCGTGAACCCTGTATACGGAAAAAAAGGAATGGGATTGCTCAATGACCCTAAAAAAGCTGTATACAATAAAGTATATAACAAAACATCGTATAATGTTTTTGATGCAGAAAAATCAAACTCAAACTTTGGCTGTAGTTATGCAATGGTCATAACTGTCATTTTCATTCTGCTACTACTACATTCCATAATCGATTACTTTTTATCTTTTGGAGAGCGTTTTTCAAAAATACCATTTTATTTCTTAGGTCTAGCAATTTTACTTTTTGTTATTATAAAAATCATGCAGAAACGAATTTCAAGTTCATTTGATGAAGTTCCTAATATACCAGATATTGACGAAATATTCTACGAACAACCATCAGAAAAAGAAACCACCGATACAGAAAAACCTATATTCAAGACAATGGTTTCTGTAGTCGGAATGAATTATCGCAAAGAAAATGCAGAAAAAGCGTTAGGCATGATGGTTGGCAACAGAACAGACCAAGTGAAACTAGTTCGTGAACCTACCAACCCATATGACCATCTTGCGATTAAAGTATATCTCTTTGACATCTTTATCGGGTACATACCTAGAAAAGGGATGAAAGAGCTAAGAAAATTGATACAAGATGAAAGTTTAACCATTAAAGTTATAGCTACCGAAGATATTGTTAGCGACGATGATTTGAATTGCTTGTTAGAAATCGAAATTTATAAATAAAAAATCCCCACACTCTCCGCGACCAAACATTGAGTGTAGGGTACCAAACAAAACCATTCAAAACAACATTTTGAACAGCTTTTAATATACTCATTTTATCACGAAACTTTACTTTTGTAAATTCATCTTGCCTGCCGAATGTACAAAAGGAGGATAAAATGAACATCAAGCAAAAAACTAAGAAAAACGGGCAGACTGTTTATTATGCTAGTCTTTACCTAGGTGTAGATAGTATCACAGGAAAAAAAGTCCGCACTACCATCACTGCCCGAACAAAGAAAGAGGTGCAACTAAAAGCCAGACAAAAGAAAAATGAGTTTGAACAAGAAGGTGAAACAGTTTATCAAGAAGTAAAAATAGTCTATTTTAGTGAACTTCTTGATCTATGGTTTGACACCTATAGACTAGGTAAAAAACCGAATACCATCCGAGTCTTTAATAACTTTGCTAAAAACTATATTTTACCACAGTTAGGCAACATAAGAATTGATAAAATAACGACCATTATGTTACAAACTCTAGTCAACGATTGGGCGAGGAAGGCCCATCAGAAAAAAACTAGTAACGATAGAACAAAAGGGGTTTGTAAAGACTACCCTCTTATTTTTAATTATATCCGTAAAATTTTGAAATACGGAGTATCATTAGGAATAACCAAAGCGAATCCAGCAGACAATGTCGAAGTTCCTAGACCACCAAAACTGGAAAGTGATAAGAAGTTATACTTTACTGACGAAGAATTAAAAACTCTTTTAGCCTACTTTGAAAAAAATCAAAATACTTACTCCGAACTGTACGACGCCACGCTATGCAAACTACTGCTTGCTACAGGTCTTAGGATAAGCGAAGCAAGAGCGTTAGAATGGTCAGATATTGATTTTACAAATCATATCATATTGGTCAACAAGACTCTGAATAATAACGATGAGGTCAATGAACCAAAAACGAAATCAAGTATACGCACTATCGATATTGATAATGCTACAGTCCAAATGCTCATATATTACCAAAAGCAGCAACGAATTGAAGCTATGAAATTAGGTCGTACAGAGTCTATCGTATTTTCTAATTTTACTGACAGATATATCACACGGCAAGCTCTCGGATACCGTCTTGGAAGAGTCATGAAGAACGCAGGACTTCCAAATGTCGGTTTTCACGCATTCAGGCATACCCATGCCAGTATGTTGCTTAATGCCGGTGTACCATACAAACAAATTCAACTACGTCTCGGTCATTCAAGGATAGAAATGACCATGAACATTTATGGACACCTCTCACAAGAATCATTAAAAGAAACAGCAAGAGTTTACGAGAGCACACTGGCGGCTATTAAAATAGGGTAGTAAAATGGTAGTATTTTTTATAATCTAAAAAAATCACAAACAAAAAACCTTGTTTTAACAAGGTTTCGGATACATATATTTCACAAATAGGTACAATAATATATTGTAGCAGAAAATTAGGCAATTTTCAAGGTTTGGCACTAGGATACACAGTATTCTTAGATAAAAACACAATAAAACAAACAAATCTGGAAAAATTTCTACACAGTAATATTACATTGCTAAAAAGAACATGATTAAGACACCAATTACTAAAATAAATTCCAGGATACCCTCCTCTATCTCTAGTAAAAATATACCATTTAAAATTTTAAAAAAATATGCACTATTGCCCCAAAAATGTGAACGATTTGGCATTTTTTTCTTCGTACAAGTAGTATAATCTGATTGTACAAGTAAATATGTAAAAAGGAGAGGAAAATGTATACCAAGAAAATCACCCTTAAACAACTAGCCATGTCTAGTACTACAGTAGCCATAGTGAGTAGCCTATGGGGAAGCCAGCCTCCGATAGTTTACGCAAACGATGCATCGACGGTATCTGTTCAATATCAATATATTTCACAAGATGAACTAACAAGTTCAGAGAAGGATTCTGTCTTATCTAAGCTGAAAACTGTCTCACCTTCCACAGAAATAGCTACGGAGAATCAAACAATCTATCTCATCTACAAGACCGAACCTAAAAAAATATTTGGGATTCTTCCAGCTACAGGGGAGACTGGGATCAATCTATTAACGATTGGAGGGGGACTTCTTCTAGTTCTAGGAATAAGTTTGGTCGGAAAAGGCAAAAAGAAAAGGATTATTTCATCCATCCTTCTTCTGACCGCCACTGGTTCTATTCTACCTATCCAGAGCATCCAGGCTCTAGAAAGCAATTTACTTGCAGGCTACAATCAGGTTCATCAGCTAAAAGTCGGAGACCAACTTCCTGATCCAAGTAACATAAAGCAGTATCAGTATGTAGGCTATGTCACTGACAAGGACATAGGTCCGCAATCTACCGAAAATAAAGAGAGCTCTTCCACAACTGCATCATCTCAGCAGCAAGATAGTACCGATAGTGCTATAAATAATGAAACCTTGCTCTTCAATCTAAAAAAATTAGATCCAACAAGCGACAACCAGCAACTAAAAAAGGCTGCCAACAATATTGGCGCAGACCACAAATTGGCTAGTAGTAAAATGATCAGCCTTGTCCCCATGATCGACAATACCATTATTTCTGATATACAGGGACGAGAAGAAAACATCAATACACTCCTAGCTCACTTTGAAGATGGCAGCACCTTATTTTTCCCGCTCCAATATACAGAAAGCAAAGATAAACGTGCTTACTACCAAGTAGCGGATTGGGGAGTTACTTATTCACCTTTCCAAACATTACAAGACTACTCTGACATTCTAGACAAGGTAGTTCCAAGCCTACAAGCGGTTGAATTTCGTTCTGAAAATATGTATACTGCTCTCTCCATTACAGAAAATCAAGAGCAGCAAATGGACCGTCTATATCTAGAAGAACCCTTTAACAAAGTTAAGACAAATATTCGTGACTATCTAAAAAAAGCGTTAATAAATGACGAGTCTGTTAAACTAGATGATCCAGAATCAGTCACACAAACCATTCGTACTATCGAAGAGAATAAAGAAATTATCTTGCTCAGTTTAGCCTACCTCGATAGATGGTACGATATTGATTACGGAGAAATTAATAGCAAGGAATTAACAATGTTCCATACTGATTTCTTCGGAGGAGAAGCGGACTCACTAGATGCTCTCATAACTTTTGGACAAAATGACTACCAGAGTTATAGCCCACAAAGAAGTTATTTTTCCTATGCAGAGAACTTTGCATCTGTCACAGACAAGGCATCACTGACTGATTTCCTTGAAGCCTATCGAGAAATCTTTTTAACTGAAATGTCTGACAACGATTGGTTCAAACAAACGACAGATGCCTTTATCGTAGAGACTAAATCTACCGTTCTTAGCGATGAAGACAACAGCAGACTAAATGTCTATGAGCGATTAAAAGATCCTCAAATCCCTGAAAAAGTGATTACGCCTCGTATCCGCGATACCTATCCAAATATGTTGCTACCGCTATTAACAACGAGCGAGGACAATGTTTACATCATTTCAAACCTATCAAATCTCATCTTTAGTTCCTACGATCGTTACATTGATCAATCTCTAAAACTAAGCAATCCCGAAGTCTATCAGGCCGAACTCTCCAAAATAAAAGAACAAATCCTGGCAGATGCCGAGTTGTATCGTGCTCATTACGACATGTGGTACCGTATCCTGCCTGATTATCATAAGCATACCTTACTCTACTTCCAGCCAGTATGGGGAGGACACGGCAACTACGCCTACGACGCCTCTTCTTACGCTTGGAAAGGTGTTTGGTATTCCGATACAGGCAAGCTCACTCCTGAATTTGTTGAGAAAATGCAAAATGACGCTACCGCTGAGACAACAGCTGCCATTCAAGAAGTTTTCGGTCCTTCTGGAACCTACTTCCTTCCTGAACTCACTTGGGCCGGTGCTTATGCTTGGAGACAGGAAGTCAACTTTGTCATCACCCCATTACTCGGAACAGATGGCGCCGTAACACTCACGCACGAAATGGTTCACGCATTTGATTATGATAAATTCTTACTCGGTCATAACCGAAGAGCTGGTATGCAACTTGAAGCCTTTCCTGAAGGAATGTTACAAGCACCAGACCGCGTCGACTATCCAATCATCGGCTTTAATTCTCTATCTGATTATTCAGGTCATACTGGCACTCGCTACCACAATGTTAGTCCTGAACGCTTCCAAAATTCAGCAGATTTACAACAATATATGCAGGGCTTATTCGATCTCATCTACACATTAGAATACGCTGAAGGTACAGCTATTTTAAAACAAGATAAAGACACTCAACGCCAATGGTTTCACAAGTTAGAAACGAAAGAAAAACTCATCCCAGGTGCGGAAGAGTATGGACCTTACGGAGTAAACCTTAAACGCGATTTCACAGATGAAGAATGGAATAGCATCGAGCTAAAAACTGTTGATGACCTTGTTGATAATGATGTGACCGTCCGTCGTGAATCTGCCAATCGCATTGAGCGAGACCCTGATAATCCTGAAGAAGTGATGAACAACGGTTATCACAAACTAAGTCTCTTTGCTCCTATCTGGGCTACCGCAACAACCGAGCGTGTTCCTGGTGATCTTTCTTTTCGACGTACAGCATTTGAACTTCTAGCTGAAAAAGGATATGAAAACGGCATGGTCCCTTACATGTCTAACCAATACAAACAAGCAGATAGCGATGTCGTTCCTGATTCACTCATCTTTGCCAATATTCTCCCTGAATACAATGGCGATTATAAGACTTTCAAGAAAGCGATGTACCAAGAACGCGTCCAAAAACTTGCTTTCCTAAAACCTGTTACCATCAACTATGATGGGCAGGAGCTCACGGTAGCCAACTATGAGCAATTGCAAGAATTGATGGATCAAGCTGTCCTAGCCGATATTGCTGCAGGTAATTTTACAACAGAAAATACGAAAGTTTCTGAATTAAAAGGATTGTTACACGATGCCTATCTAAAACTTACCGATGATTATAGAACTAGTATTTTTACAGAATAAGAAAAAGTGGCTCTTTGTCAACTGTAGTGGGTAGACGAAAAGCTAACACCTAGAGAGGACGAAATTCGTTCTCTCATTTTTGATGTTTAAAGCAATATATATCTTTGTTTTAAAGTTCGTAAAGTTTCTAAA